CGTCCACAAAGGACATTGACATTTTAAGCCCCACGCCGTTCTCAAAGCGCAGAACACGGTCAAATACCAGCTCGTCCAGCTGCGCCCATACGGCATCGTCGTCGGGCCGTCCCATGACGATACCCTTCTCAATGCCCCAGGTCTCACCAAAGTGGCCGTGGCCGACGATTTCATATTCCATGCGGTCGTCCTGTGTATCGACGCCGGCCGTCAGAACAAGCACGCCCTCCGGCAGCTCAGCCGGGTATTCCTCCCGGCGCGCCATCAGACTGTCCTCGTCCTCCAGGTCGCCGCGATCCTCCCACAGCTCGCCGAAGCAGGTGTTGTAGACGACCTGCATCTTGCGGGTGCTGCCGATGGCGTTCAGGTATTTCAGAATGATGGATTCCCAGCTCGCCCACTGGCTGACAAAGGCGTTCAGCCAGAACGAGCGCGTGCCCTGCTCATAGGCGGCGGGGTTGTCCGCCTCCCATCTTGCCGGGGCGCGCTTCATTTCCGCCTCGGTGGAGATGCAGCCGCAGCCAGGGCAGGCATAGCAGACGCTGCGGACCTTGTAGGTCTTTTTCCCCGCGACGATGATCTCGTCGTGCTCAAAGCGGATGTCCGCCCATTGGATCTCGTGATACTCGCCGCAATGAGGGCAGCGGGATTTCCACCGCTCCATCGTGCCTGTCGCGTAGGAGGCTTCAATGGCGCTGGCGTTTTTGACGGTGGGCGTGGACACCTCAGCGCTTTTCGCGTTGTAGAATGTCGTCTGCCGCGCCATCGCCAGATCCCACGGGTCGCCCTCGTTACCAGCAGACAGCGCCCAGCGGTCGCGCTCGTCACCCAGCACATAGCGGATAGGCTTTGACGCCAGAGCGTGGGCCTCGGTGGAGCCGCACATCGTGAGGATGCCTCCGGGGTAGGTCTTTTGGAGGATGGTATTGCCGCTGTCACGGCTCTTGGGGTCGCTGACCTTCTTTCGCAGCGTGGGGCAGTCGCGGATCATCGGCGCGATGCGGAGCTTGGAATACTCCTTTGCGTCAATGGTGGTAGGGTGGACAAACAGGATCGAGCCGGGGTCCTGGTCGATCACATAGCCGATGCAGTTATTGAGAAATTCAGACTTGCCGACCTGGGACGCGGCCACCATGACGATGTGCCGTATCTTTGGGTCGGTCCATGCATTCATCGGCTCGCGGAGATAGGGGGTGCGCTCGGTGCGCCACGGTCCGGGCTCTGCGGCGCTCTCGGCCGACAGGCGGCGATTCCGCTCCGCCCATTCGGTCACGGTCAGGTCGTCCGGCGGGAGCATACCGGCCATCGCCTTGGCGATGACCTTGTTCAGCCGGACGGCGGCGAGCCTACTCGTCATCGCTGTCACGCTCCGACCAGTCGCGCCGCTCTCTCACGCGCTCCTCGTATTTCTTGGGGTCGTAGTGATACCCGGCCAGCTCCCGCATGACCTTGCTGACCTCTTTGCGGATAACCTCGGACGCCTCGGCAGGCGTGGACACAGCCGCTACATCGACGGCCAGCCCCCCCGGCAGCGCATTGAGCGCGCCGCGAATGGTGTAGACCAGATCCTCCGTCAGCGCGGCAACGTCCTCCGCACGGTGCATGGTGCCTTTCAGCTCCTCGGCCTCCAGCTTGGCGATGGTGGCCTTGGACGCCTTCATCGTCGTCTCCGCCACGCGGCGGGTCTTCTCCAGCTTCTTATCCTCTTCGTCCATCGGGCCGTCAGACAGGAACTTAACATACCGCTGGACGGAATCGGCAAGGAGGAAGCGCCCCTTGCTGACCTTTTGCAGCTGACCGTCCTCCGCCATCTGGCGAATGCGCCGTCCTGTGATGCCCAGGACGCAGGCCAGCTCTGTCGTGCTTACCTCTGTTTCCCCGGTAATGACATCAATAGCTTCAGACATGGCGCTCCTCCTTCCTTGCGCAGTCCAGCCGGCTTGACTGTCTGCGTAAATTGTGATATGGTATTGATGTTCATTACCGTACCCAGAGGAACGCAAAGCCCGACTGTTGNTGCAGCAGTCGGGTCTTTTTTATGTCCGAATGCGGGACTCACCAGAATTGCACTGGAGCACACAGGCCGGTACCAGCAGCTCTGTGCGAGACCCTTATCCCGCGTGTGGTCTTATATTTCATAGGAGGCCTTTATCTGGACTTCCTCCACATTTCCGCAGAGAAAGACGGATAAAGCGATGGGGATTGCGGCAGGTACCGCCACAGGTGCCGCGCTTGGCACCAAAAGCAACGCCAAAGCGGAACGGAAATGCCAAAATTTTGCCTTGGTAACTACGCTTTTTTCGGGGTCGGCGAGCCCGCGGCGTGTGGGGCGGGGGTCGTCACAGTACCTTTTGCCGTCGTCGCCTGTTGCAACGCATTTCCCCGCCCTCAGCGCGACGATGCCGAGAGGGGGAGGGAGCAACACAGCCAGACGCAGATACGCCGCTCTCGTGCGATGTATGCGCCTGGCTGTGGTATTGTGTTATAACTTCGTCAGCAATTCCGCATGGCTATACCCCTTAACGCCCTTGGTCATCATGCCGAGGAAGTCATCACGCGAGAAATCAGAGAGCCGGAATACTTCTTCAGGTTTCATTCCGAGCTGTTTGCCGATCTCCTGAACGGACTTGCCCTCGTCCAGCAGCCGCTTTACGATGGCTTTCATCGGCTCAAGCAGATGTGTACCACGAGCACGGTTGTGTGTGACGGTGCCGTAAATATCCTCGGTCGCGTCATCATGCCGCACGATCACCACCGGCACCTTGCCTTTGAGCATGGTGTGCAGCGGCTCCTCTCCGGCCACGGTCCAGCGGTGAAAGCCGTCGATGATGGTGTAGTCGGGACGCACGACGATGGGAAGCGTCCAGCCATTGGTCATGATCGATTGCACCAGCAGTTTCAGATTTTCACGGTTGACCTTGTTGGGGTTGTAGTCATTGGGCTTGAGCTGCTCCCGGTCTACCCATTGCAGGGAGGATAACGGGGCGAACAGATCCGCGTCAGCCATTTGCCTCACCTCCCTTCCGGAAGCGCTTGGCGTAATCGGCGTAGGCGCAGGATATGTCCTGATAGATGGCGCGCAGGGTGCGGAGCTTGGGATCTCCAGCAGTCAGACCGCCGTACATTTTCTTGTAGTCGCGCGGCCGCGCCATTCCGTCCATCTGAATGAACATCTTGCGGTACTGCTTGGCGATCTTGCGCTTATGCTCCGTATTGAAGAAGTCTCCCGGGCGGACGAACAGCATCTCCTTCAGGAGCGCACGGTAGTCCTTGGTGTCCTCGCCCTCCAGCTCCCGGCGCTTCCTTGTGGTGCGGTGGAACATTTCGCTGTCCCAGTACAGCATGGCAAGGTAGGCATTCGGCTCGCGCCGAAGGACGCGCTCCATGAGAGATGGGTCATATTCGCCCAGGTGTACCAGCACGGGTACGGTATCAACGGAGAAGAACTGCGACACGCGCAGCTGATTCCGATTGACGCCGACCTGATACATCTGCAGGTAGACCTCGGGGACTTCGATGCGCTGGTCTCGCAGGTACAGCCAGACGTCCGCCGTCTTCCAGTCGTAGATGGGATAGATGGTGTTCGTGCCGGTGATGCCCTTTGCGCCCATATTCAGTGCCGCCATGTATTGGAGCCGCTGAATGGACTCTGCCGCGCGGACGCCGGTGATCATGATGCCGTCCATCGTCACGCGAGGCAGGAAGGATTGATAGTTGTCGATCCTTGGCCGGAGCTGCGGGTGATTGCGGATGGCAAAGGGCGGCGGCTGCCGCACCCAAGCATCGCGCTTGCGTCGATCCCAGCAGACGAAGGTTTCATCGCTGGACAGCTCATTGAGACAGCTGAAATGCTTGACCTCGATGCACCACCATTGAAACTTGGCACCGGCAAGCAGGAACTTCTTCCGCCACGCCTTGGTCGTTGCTTCAATGGAATCGAAGATTGCCTCCTCGTCCACGAAAAGGACGGTCAACTGCGAGGGATTGATCTCTCCAGCCTGGATCAGCTTATAGGTCAGGTCGGCAAGAACGATGCTGTCCTTGCCGCCGGAAAACGAGAGGTATACGGGGACGCCGTTGGAAAATACGTTCTTGATCCGCTGGCGCGCCGCAGTCACAACGTCGATGTCTGAGCTGATGCGCTTTACAGCCATATCCGCTCACCACATTTCGGGCAGAGGATAAACCTCTTAGCGGGCTCGGTGGAAGACGCCGTGCCGCTCTGTGCGGGTGCGACTTCCTCAGCCTGCGCCGCAGCAGCTTCTTCCCGGGCGGCGTATTTCTCGCGCGTCTCGGTGATGGCCGCAGCCTGCTCCGGCTCAATGGTGCCGTACTCAAGCAGGGCGTCGCTGGCTTCGTCGGCCTCCATCACCATCGCCCGGAGAAGATCCTCTTCGTAGCCGGGAATGTCCAGGTCATCTTTCAGCTCAAGGATAAAAGCGTCCAGCGCGGCCAGATCGTCAACGCCCAGGTCAAAGACGCGGTTATCGGCCAGCATGAGCTTTTTCTTCTCCGCCTCAGTCAGTCCGGACACGACATAGCAGTCCGCCTCTGTGCGGCCGAGGGACAGCAGCGTTTCATACAAGCCATTGCCGGCGAGAATAACGCCGTCCTCGTCGACCACGATGGGGCGGATCTGGCCGAACATTTCGACAGAGCGTCGGAACTCCTTCAGCTGCTTGTCGGTGTGCATTCGGACATTCCGATCCGGTCGCCGCAGCTCGGTCAGAGGCTTCTTTATGACCTTCATGCCTGCACCCCCTTCAAGAAGGCGCGAGCGCTGTCGATCTTTTCAGCTGCCGCAAGGACGATGCCGGGGTCGATATCGTAGACCTCGCGCCAGCCGTTCTCGA